TCTCCACAAACAACAACCACACCAAATACTGGTAGTGGATATCCGTATATCTATAGTATAGATTCATCTTTATCTAATAGATTAATTGGTTCTCGTTCCGCAGGTGTCAATAACGGTTCTTGGGCCGCTTATGCCCAACCTCCAGCATCTTTTTCTTATGTTACATCTAGTAATTTTAATACACAACAAGTCAGTCATAAGGTAGGCGGTAGTTATACTTCTTCAACCTATGTAGCTTTTGCTGATGGAGTTGTTGGATCCAGCATAACTCCTGGAACAAATAATAGTGCATTATTGAGATTAAGTATAGGATCTGGAATAGATGGTGGTTTTTGGGGAGGCCACATCGCCCGCCTTGCGTACTTCTCAACACGTAAGACTGATCAACAACTTATCAACATGACTTCCTAACTACTATGACCTCAAAAATTCTAGAACCAGCAACAGAACCAGTACCCGGTCCATTCTTCCGGTTTGCTGATGAAACTGCTTGGCTTGATGCTGCTCGTACTGCCGGATTTATGACAACTGTCACTGATGACGAAGGTGCCGAAACAGAACAGCTACAGGCTTATACCCACGCCCATGCAATTGATGTCGTTGGCATCATCACAGAAGGTGGTGAGTGGGATGAAGACGGTATTGAGACCGTTGCTCCTACCACCCTTGATGGCTTTCACATCAACTATGTAGGTGATTTGCCTGATGGTTGGGAAGCATTTGAAGTGACTCCAGACAGCCCGTACCGAGTGTTTGCATGAGCCTTGCAACTTCCCTACAAAAAGCAGCGCAAAACGCAATGAAAAGCTTAGGCGGTGAAGTCACGGTCCAGACCGTATCTGGCGGCGTTTACGACACGGCGACAGGGCAGATCAGCGAAAGCATCAGCAGCAATGAAATCAAAGGGGTATTGCAGGGTGTCTCAGCTAGAGAAGTGAATGAGCTGATCCAATCCGGTGATAAGCGGCTGATCATTGCAGCAGCTGACGCAGCAGCTGTCCCGACGACTCAAGACCGCGTTTTGATTTCTAGCGTTTCGCATGAAGTGATAAAGATCGACACCATCGAGCAAGACAATGAGCCAATCACTTATGAGCTAATTTTGAGGGCATAGCAATGGCACGGCAAATTGACTTAGGCGACATTTCAAAGCTTGCAGAAGATGAGCTTGAGGAGCTGGTCATTTTTGCGGCAAAGGTTTGGGAGGGTCAGGTAAAAGAAAAAACGCCGGTAAGCAACTACACCCAAGCAGAAATCGATTCGATGCCTGAGTTTTTCAAAGTTGACGGGAAAACTGTCCCGTTGGGTAAAGCTTTGAAAGAGCGCACTACTGGAGGGATTTTGCGAGGCAACTGGCGTCAAGTGAAGGTCAGCAAAACACGAATCGAGATTCAAAATAATTTGCCTTACGCAGAGCCAGTGGTCTATGGGAAGAATCTCCCGCCATCGTGGCGAGGCGTTTACCGCACAAGGCAAAACCCGCCGACGATCCCCGGCTATCCAGATATCTTGGGAAAGGAGATCGCTGCATTTCAGATCCCCGCCAGAATTGAGCTCATACGCCGTAGGAATCGCTGATGGCTGCTGTTGATCTCAATACCGTTCGATCGATCATTGAGGGCCGCCTTGCGACTGAGCTGGCGCTTTCCCCGGCGATCCCTGTGGTGTTTCACAACATGCCGAACAAGCCCACGGCTCGATCATCCTGGGTTCAATGCCTTGTTCAATTTGGCGGGAATCAATATCTGAGCCAGGGCCTGACGGCAAGGGGCAGCACTAAAGTCATCGGCGTTTTGCTGTGCAACATCTTCACCCCTAAAGGCGTTGGGCCTGGCGCTAATTATGTGATTGGGAAACGGATTCGAGATCTCTACAATAGGGCCATAGTTTCTGGCGTCTTCTTTGACGCTGCTGACGGCCCTGCAGTTGTGGATTCCCCTCAACCGGAACCGTTTTTCCAAACAAGGGTTTCCGTGACCTTTGAATTTATCGAGGATCTTTGACCAATGGCAACAATCAGAGGTGAGCAGGGCGCCGTCCAATTTGACGCAGCCGGCAGCTCCAATGCAACCATCGTGGGTACCCGCAGTTGGTCGCTCAGCATCACGAAAGAAACGCTTGACACGACCAAGCACGGCGACACCGCTCGAAGCTATATCGGCAGCTTGATCTCAGGGTCTGGAACTGTTGAGCTGGTCTACGACCCAGACGCAACAGGCCAAGCGGCATTTGTTGAAGATGTGCTTACGGCTGCTGATCCATCGGATGCGACTTTCGAGCTGTTCACCACTGGCACCACGCCGGGATCAGATTCAGTCAGTTTTGCCGGCATCATTACAGACGCTGAGATTTCATCAGCCGTTGGTGATTTGGTGACCGTCAGTTGCAATTTTGTGACGAGCGGCGCTATTACTGGCAACCTCGAATAAGCTAGGCTTCTATTAAAGAAAGCCTATTCATGTCAAGGAATCGCCCGGTTGATTTGCTGGTTGGGGAATTTGACCTTAACCAGCGGCGTAAGTTTGACGTAAAGAATGCAGACGGCAAGGTTGTGATCAGTTTGTATTTCAAGCCGATCACAAGGGCAGACCGCAAAAAATCCCAGCAACTAGCTGGCACTGATGAAGCGTTGGACCTGAGCACTCAGATGCTGTGCCAAATGGCAGAGCTTGAGGACGGCTCGAAGGCATTTGCACCGGCTGACGCGCCAAAGCTGCAGCGGCAGTTACCTGAAAGCGTGCTGAATGATCTTGAGCTGTTTTTGTTTGGTATTGGCGAAGAGGCCAGCCTTGAAGACGCAAAAAACGACTGAAGCAGGATGGGTGGCTCTTTTTTGAGTTCCACCTGGCCTGCGAGCTAGGCATGACCGTTAGCAGACTGCGAACAGAGCTGACCGATGCTGAGATGGTGCATTTTGCCGCGTATTACGAGTTGAAGGCAGAAAAAGAGCAGGAGGCAATGGACCGCGCAAAAAGAGGGGGCCGGTAGAATAGGGTTATGGCTGAGTCGATCGTCAAGTTAATTGTTGATGCCACGCAAGGCATCCGATCGCTTGGGCGGTTCAAGAAAGCAACGGATGAAGCAGCTAAAAAGACAGACCTGCTGAAAAAAGCAGTCAGATTGCAAAAAGCCGCGACAGAAGCGGCGACCACAAAGCTGGCTCAGTTTGGTGATGTTGCCAAATCTGCTTTTGATAGGGCGTCGAAAGCAGCGCAAAAATATCAGTCGGCGCTAGGTGGGATCAAAGGCGCAATCGTTTCGCTCGGCGTTGCAGCGCTCACAAAGCGTATGATTGGGCAGGCTGCAAGCTTCCAGCAAACGCAAATACGGCTGAAGGCTCTATCGACTGAATATGGCGAATTTGGCAAGATCCAACAGCTAGTAAAAGATAACGCCAAGACGTTTAATCAGTCTCAGGCCGAGTCAGCTAGCAACTTTTCAGACGTTTACGCAAGGTTAAGACCGCTAGGGACTTCGCTTGAAGATATCCAAACGGTATACAAAGGCTTTAACGCTACGGCAATTGCAAGCGGCACCAGCGCGGCTGCAGCGAGCGGGGCGTTTCTTCAGTTAAGCCAAGCACTAGGCAGCGGCAGACTCCAAGGCGATGAATTTAGGTCAATCGCTGAGCAAGTGCCAGGCATTTTGAAGCTGGTTTCTGATGAGATGGGCGTCACTGTTGGAGAGCTGAAAAAGCTTGGCAGCGAAGGCAAAATCACGTCTGACATTCTGATTAATGCCTTGGCGAAAGGATTTGAAGAAAATAAAGACAAGATTCAATCATTATTAGCTGAATCTCCGGCCCAAAAATTCAAAGAGTTCAGTAATGCAACCAGCGAACTAAGCAATGCAATCGGGACTGAGTTGCTCCCAGTTGTGACTCCAGCCGTCCAAGGGCTGACCGAGCTGCTTAAGGCTGTTAGCGATTTACCAGGGCCAATCAAGACGGCAGGCGGCGCAATTTTTGGCCTCGTGACAGCAGTTACGGTGCTTGCCCCGATAGTGGCGACATTAGCGGCAAACATGGCTTCAGTTGGCTTCGTTGTGTTTGTGGCTGGCCTTATTGCCGCTGCTAACGCAACTTATCAGGCGTTCGCGGCGCAGGCTGATTACAACCGAATACTGACAGAATCTCCAATTGATGAGGTGAGGGCAAAGATAAAAGGGCTTAGGGATGAGATGGCGAAGGCTCAATCAAAAACTGTTAGTTGGACTGAAGCTATTTTTGATTTTGTTCTTGGGGTTGATGGTGCTTCAACGGCTGTAATTGGGCTTCAGCGAAGAATCGATGAGCTAAATGAACGTGAATTTGAGCTTGCAGGCGGATTTTATGGCCCCGGATTTGCAGCACCTGATGAGCCCAACAAGCCTCCCAAGAGGACTGTTCCAACCGTCATAGCTTCAAAGCCATCCCGCGCGCCTAGTGCTGCTCAAGCTAAAGACATCACAGCAGCCATGGAAGCATTGCTCTTAAAGGAGCAAGAGCTAAGATTTTCAAACAATAAACTAGCACAAAGTCAGATACAAAAAGAGATCGAAGTCCAGCGGATACTAGAATCTCAGTTGCAGCCACGGGAAAAAAATATTGCATTAATTAAAGCGCAAAATGATGAACTTTTTAGGACTTCAAGCATCTTTAGCGAAAACTTTAAAAAAGCCGCTGAAGTGGACGATCAAATTAAAAAAACTGCGATCAATGCAGTAAAAGCCGCGATCTCTCAGGCAGCAGAAATCGACGCACAAATCGAAGCGCAAGGCGAAAAGATGAAGGCGCTTTACAGCTCAATTGGTCAGACGATCTCAACGAGCATTGTTGACAGCTTGACTGCTGCTGTCGATGGCACTAAGCGGCTGTCAGACGTTGCTTCAGACACGCTGAGAAGCTTGGCAAATATCTTGCTTAAGTTTGGTGTAAATAGCTTGCTCGGGCAGCTTGGCGACAATGGCGGATTCCTTGGGAAGCTGTTTGGCGGCTTTAGGGCCAAAGGCGGCACCGTAATGGGCGGCACTTCTTACATGGTTGGAGAGCGTGGGCCTGAGCTGTTCACTCCTGGCCGCAGTGGCAGCATTGCACCAAACAGCAGCATGGGAGGCGGCGCAAATGTGGTGGTGAATGTTGACGCATCAGGTACCAAGGCTGAAGGCGACGGGCGCCAGGCAAGCCAGCTCGGCGCAGCGCTAGGGGCTGCAGTTCAGGCAGAATTGATCAAGCAGAAACGACCCGGAGGGCTCCTAGCGGCATAAATGGCAAACTTCCCCGCGATCACGCCGACCTATGACCTATCAAAAAACTCTGCTCCCAAGGTGCGCGTTGCTCAATTTGGCAGCGGCTACAGCCAACGAACGGTCTACGGCGTCAATCAAAACCCGAAGTCATACCTGTTCACGTGGAATGTCTCGGAAGCCGATGCTGACACGATCGAGGCATTTCTGGACGCAAGGGGAGGGCAAGAAAGCTTTACGTTCACACCTCCCGGCGAATCAGCTGCAGCTAAATTCATCTGTAAAGAATGGCGGAAGGATATTCCTTATCTGAACAGGGCAACGATCCAAGCATTATTTGAGCAGGTCTTTGAGGCATGACCACACCGCAATCAATACAGGAGCAGCTGCAATCTCTTGAGCCGTCTGCCACCATTGAGTTATTTCAATTGCAGTTGACAGCGGCTGTCAATGGCATCGATACGACTTTTTTCTATCACGCCGGAACCAATGAGCTTGGGGGTGATGTGGTTTTCAACGGCCTGACTTATCAGGCTGTGCCGGTAGAGGTTGAAGGCTTTGATGTGACGAGCAAAGGCGCAATCCCTCGACCTACCTTTAGGGTCGCAAACGCCAACAGCTCTATTTCAGCATTATTGGCGCTTTACAACCCGTTGCAAGCAAAGGTCACAAGGATCAGAACATGCAAGAAATTCCTTGATGCTGTCAATTTCTCAGCAGGTAATGCAACGGCAGACCCTAGCGCAAAGTTTGAGGATGAAATCTGGTACATCGATCGGGTAGCAAGCGAAAACCCTGAGCTAGTTGAATTTGAGCTGACAAGCAAGCTAGACCTGACAAATCTTGGGCTACCTCGACGGCAAGTTGTTGAACATTGTCAATGGAAATATCGAGGCGTCGAATGTGGCTATACAGAAAAAAGATACTTTGACTTAAACAACAACCCTACGGATGAGGCAAATGATCAATGCGCGAAGAAGTATGAAAGCTGTGCATTACGCTTCCCAAGCGGCTTGTTGCCGTTTGGCGGATTCCCTGCCGCCAGATTGCAAACATGATTTCGAGACTTACGCTGCGATCGTTGCCCCGTTAGAGGCTTGCGGTGTGGTCTGTAGCGGCAAGTTTTGGCCGTGTCGAAATATCGCTGATGACCCTGAGCAAGACTTTGTAATGGACCCCAAAGACTTTGCAGTAGCTGCCTTGCGGGGGGCCGTGACAGCGGTTTTGCACTCACACCCAATGGGAGGGCCTGCCAGCGCTGCAGATCTGTTGGCCTGCCGTGGGACTCGCCTACCGTGGCACATCTACTCAATACCAGATGAGCAATGGTCAACTATCAATCCCTGACCGGTAGACAGTGGGACTACGGCCAAAACGATTGCTTCTCGTTGGTTCGCGAGTGGTTCAGCCTGAAGGGCGTGATCATCCCTGATTTTGAGCGACCTGACGACCTAGAACGCTGTGAGAGTATTTTCTTGGCAGAAGCCGAAGCCTGTGGGTTTTTTCAGGTTGAATTTGAGCGGCGGAGGCCCGGTGATGTCTTGATCATGCGTCTGGGTACTATGGCGCCAATGCACGCGGCGATATTGCTGGACGATGAGAGGATCCTGCATCAGCGGCAAGATTCGCTTAGTGCTGTTGAACCATTGCGTCAGTATTATGTGAGCAGAGTCGCGGCGGTCTTCAGGCATGATTCAGACCGTCAGGTTGCTGGGTGATCTAGGCCAGCGTTATGGCGTTGAGCACAAATACACAAATCTGAGGACACCTGCAGAAGCGATAAAATTACTTTGTATTAATCATCCTGAGCTACAGCGCGAGCTGATCACGGCCCATGAGCACGGGATTGGATACCGAGTGATTCAAGCGGAGACCGATCTAGATTATCCAGACTTGCGCCTGCCGATAGGGCAGCATGATTTGATCGTCGCTCCTGTGATCGCAGGCAGTGGCGGTGGAACTGGAACGATTTTGGCGGGGGTGGGTCTGGTCGCTTTTGCGATTTTGACCGCAGGCGCTGGCGCTGGTTTTCTTGGCTTAGGGGCTGGTCTTGGCGCGGGTGGCGCGGGGCTTCTAGGCGGAGCTATCGCATCCGCTTCTACCGCAATCGGCGCAATCGGCGCCAGTCTGATCCTCGGCGGTGTCTCGCAGCTCCTTTCGCCTCAGCCAACAATTGGCAACCTGGGCTCTAATCGATTGGGCAGTGGTGACAGCCTGTCAACAGATGGCCCGCAAT